GTATTGTTCAGAATGCTGAGCTTATTAATATTATCAGAAACGAGCACATAAAGGTAATAAGCGTTGAAGAAGTAGAATAAGCTTTACTTCTGCTTTAAGCTCTTAATATATTTGCTTTTTCGATGTAGGAACACTATTTATTTTGAATTAGTATTTTTTTAGGAGCCCTTATATGTCTAATCTGTTAAAAGAAGCCATTGTTGATGCCAAAGCATTGCGCGAGGCAGCATTAAAAAATGCGGAAACAACCATAATTAATAAATATTCTAACGAAATAAGAGACACCTTAGAGCAGCTTTTAGAACAGGATGAAATACCCGAGATGGAGGATCCGCTGGCAGATATGGATCTCGCAGACCCCGCAGAAATGGATCTCGCAGACCCCGACGCAGAGCAAGAAGAAGATATTATTGAGGATCTACCGCTCGCCGCGACAGATGATTTTGGCAAAAGCGACGGAGAAGGGCTCTCCGGCGCCCCAGCGGAAGGCGAAAAGCTTGAAGTTGATATTGAATTAGACGCTTTACAAGAAATGGTTAGAAGCCTACAGGGTCAGCTGGATGAATCTGAAAATTTTGAATTAAATGAAGAGGATATTTTAGATCTTCTTTCTGAAGAAGGCGCCACATCGGACCCAGATGAAATTTTTGCTACTCAAGAGGATACGCCAACGGCCCCCGCCGAAGAATCCGCAGCCGCAGAACAAGCGAAAGGTTTAGATGAAGATGTGGAGATTCCTGATGACTTATTGACTGCCATCATGGAAAAATTAACTGTTGATATGGGCGCCGATTTAGCCGGCTGGGCCGGCCGCTCTTCGGAAGACGTGAAATACGAAATGGAAAGAGAACTAGCCCATCGTAGATCTACAGAAGTTGAAGAAGAAATAAAAGTTTTAAAGAAAGCTCAAGAAGAGTTAGTTTTCGAAAATAAACAACTCAAAGAGCGATTGTTACAATATAAGCAAGCAACACAAGAGCTTAAAGAAGGTTTACAAGATGTAAATCTTTCCAACGCTCGCTTGCTTTACACGAACCGTGTATTAAGAAATGCCTCCTTAAATGAGCGACAAAAAGAAAGAATTGTCGAAGCTATTTCAAGCGCCGGTTCAGTTACAGAAGCAAGAACGATATTTGATACGCTTCAAAGTACAGTGGAGGCTAAGCCAAGGAAAAGCCCACAATCACTGAACGAAGCAATTACGACTAATCGTTCTTCTGTAATTCGTGCCTCTCGTCAAGAGAGCACCTCCTCGGATCCTTTCCAAGAAAGGATGAAGAGGTTAGCTGGAATAAAAAAATAACAAAAAATCATATAAAATAGGAGGTGATTTAAATTATGTCTAGTATTGTTGAAAGATTGACAGAAGGTATTGTCAATCGCGACCAACGCGCCGAAGGGCACGCTTTGTTATCAAAGTGGGAGCGTACAGGACTCTTAGAGGGTCTTGGAGATAGTCGCACTAAAAACGGTATGGCTCGCCTGCTTGAAAATCAAGCAAAAGAGTTACTTCGCGAGAGCAGCACAATGGCTGGCGGTGATGTTGAGGGCTTTGCAGCTGTCGCATTCCCCATCGTTCGTCGTGTTTTCGCAGGCTTAATCGCAAACGATCTCGTTAGCGTTCAGCCAATGAGTCTCCCCTCGGGACTCATCTTCTTCCTGGATTTCACCACATCTACCAATGGTGCGGGTCTTCCAAGGCTTGGCTATGGTTCTACTGAGGAGTCCCTCTATGGTGGTGGCCGAATTGGATCCCAGATCACGGGTGGTGTAACTTTAACCGGAGATAACGCAGAGGCTGGTCCTTATGCGCTTAACAACGGTTATTCTTCTCCAACCGGATCTATGAGCGGTGTTAACCCTGAAGGTTTCGTCCTTGTGGCTTCCGGTGCTGCCGGTGCTGTCGCAACAGAGGGCCCTGGTGGAGTTACATCAAAGCTTAGTCTTAAAGATCAGGCTACTCTCGAAAGCATGCTTAAGTACGATCCAGATCTTTCTGGTAGTATGGTGGCTGTTGTTGAGATGACTGGTGCAAGTGGACTTGCTCAGCTTAATACCAACAACCTTGTGGGAATTCAGCTTGGTTCGGATACGGATGCCGATATCACAAACAACATGAAGCTTGTTCGTCGCTTGACGGCAGTTTCTAGTGGTTCTACTGGCGACGATCCTAGCAACTCTAACTGGAAGATGAGACTCGTTTTCACCCAGAAGAGTGGTTCGGTGCCATTTATTCAGACAGCGACCAAGAATGCTCTTGGTACTTCTGTTCTGAATACTGTTACTGCATCCGGAACACCAATTGTACTCACGTTCCCAATTGATGACAAGCTCCAGGCTAGCACTGCTCTTGGTTCTGTCATTGGTGCCGCATCGTGGGGCTTGGAAAATGAGCCACGCATCCCCGAGATCGATATCAAAGTCGATTCCGTGGCTGTAGTCGCTATGACCAAGAAGCTCAAGGCTAAGTGGACCCCTGAATTAGGACAAGATCTTAATGCTTACCACAACCTTGATGCTGAGGTGGAACTCACAACCCTTCTCTCCGAGCAGATTGCTCTAGAGATCGATCGTGAGATTCTTGAGGATCTGATCCTCGGAGCCTCTGCTGGTACATATTACTGGGCCCGTTCTCCAGGTCTTTTCGTTAATCGCGAAACAGGCGCCGAGATTGGTGCTAGTTCTGCTGCTCCAGATTTCACTGGTACAGTTAGCGAGTGGTATGAGACTCTTGCTGAGACCATCAATGATGTGTCTGCACAGATCCACAGAAAGACTCTTCGTGGTGGTGCTAACTTCGTCGTCTGCGGACCTGAAGTCGCCAACATTCTTGAGTTCACTGCCGGATTCCGTGCTAGTGTCACGGCTGATGACGAGACCGGTTCCATTGGGGCGGTCAAGACTGGAAGCCTTTCTAAGAAATTTGACGTGATGGTAGACCCCTACTTCCCACGTTCAGTTATCTTAGTTGGTCGCCGTGGATCCTCTTTCCTTGAAAGCGGATATGTATACGCACCTTATGTGCCGCTGCAAACCACACCCACCATCTTTGGACCCGAAGACTTCGTGCCTCGCAAGGGCGTGATGACTCGTTATGCTAAGAAGATGGTTCGTCCTGATATGTACGGTCTAGTTATCGTTCGCGGACTCCTTGGTGAGTCAGGTGCTAAGAGTTAAATCCTAGTAGCAAAATAAATGTAAAGCCTCCGTCTTTTGGCGGGGGCTTTCGTTTGTCTGAAACTACTTATAGGTGAACGAGAGTTCATACCAAAGTTACTGGGCAGTCATTGAACATTGAGCTGCCTCCTAGTATCGCTGAAATAAACCGATGCAGGGACATGATTATAAAAGGAGGGTTTTTAACTATGGGAAGCAAAAGAATAGGTCTCGCGAGATTCGAGGCATTATTAGAGAATTTAAAGAGAGAGATTTCTTTCGGTGCAAATAGCGTTCATCTTGGCGCTCGTAGAAAGGTTACGAGCATCACAGATTCAACATATACAGTCTCTGAAGCACAGTCCGGAACGATTTTTACGCTTAATGCCGCAACCGGAATTGTAGTTACGCTACCAGCCGCCAAGGCAGGACTTGAGTATGAATTTTATGTTGAAACTGCTTTAACAAGTAATGCTTATACGGTTAATGCGGCTTCTTCGTCTGATACGCTCACGGGCACACTCAGGCTGATTGATATCGCGGTGTTGGGAACGCATATTGATAATAATGATAATGTAATCACCACTGGCGTTTCTATTCCAGCCGCAGCAGATCATCAGTTGGTAACAAACAAGACAACCACCGGTGGTCTTGCTGGTTCACACTGGAAATACACCTGTATAACGGACGCATTATGGCAAGTAAGTGGAACAAATATTTGTTCTTCTGGTGCGACATTAGCAACTCCATTTACCTGATTCTTAAGGTTTTTGGTTTTGTTTACATTAAACCCCCTTCCAATCGGTTGGGGGTTTTTGTTTTAAAAACGTCGATTTGCCAAAAAATATCGCCACCAATTTTTTGAGATTTTGGCTTTTTTAGACTAATTACTACATAAAACAGGAGTTTTTTATGGGCAAGAAAAGAAGACTAAATTCTGCCAAATTAAAGTTTAACGCAAAACACAGCAGTCACCCGAGAGCAAGACTTTTAGCACAAGAAGCGCAACAAACAGCAGAGCATACACCAGCAGAGGAAACGACTATACCAACACCGCCCTTAGAAGTTGAAAAAGTCGCACCTGAGCCAACTTTAACGTTAAAAACGGTTGAAACTACAAAAACGATAAGACCAAAGATCACAAAAGCTAAAAAAACAGCGCCAACGAGAAAGAAAAGAACAACAAAAAAGAAGACAACTGCGTCCTCTGCATAAAATAACTTAATCTTTCTAAAACAGCCCTCAGCTTGTCTGGGGGTTTTGTTTTGTCAGAACTATTTACAGCAGGAGAACTATTTACATGCCAACTAATTTAAGTCCTAGTTCGCAAGCTAGCGCAGTTGTGCTGCCGGCCACTGGAACTGCCGGCGATGTTCCGGCTGCTGTTCCGTTTGGAATATATACGGGTTCGGTTGATTTTTGCACCGGCGCCGCCCTTCAAGTTAATTATGTTTATAAAAAACTCGGTGGCGATGTCGTTGATATTGAATTAACCGCTAATAACGTGTATTCTGCTTATGAAGAAGCAGTTTTAGAATATTCTTATATTATTAATCTTCATCAAAGCAAAAATGTGCTTTCTGATGTTTTGGGACAAACTACTGGAACTTTCGATCATCTCGGCAAAATTAAGGGTGATTCTACTTTATCTTCTAGTTTGGGAGGGACTTTCGTTTCACTTAAATATCCAAGATATAAGTTTTCACACAGTAAGCAAGTTGGAGACGGTCTTGCTGCAGCTTCTGGGTTTGGTGGCACAATTAGACAATATTCCGCCTCATTTAGACCATCGGCCGCGCAGCAAGACTATGATTTACAGAAAATTGTAGAAGATGCGGGAGCTTCAGGGGAAGATGATGTTGGAAATGCTATCTCATTTTCTGGCAAAATTAATGATAAGCGCATTATAGTCAATAAAGTTTACTATCGCTCCCCTAGGGCTATGTGGCGCTTCTATGGGTATTATGGGGGCATTAATGTGGTCGGAAATTATTCCACTTATGGACAATATGCCGATGATGCTACTTTTGAAATTGTACCCACATGGCAAAACAAATTACAGGCAATTATGTATGAGGACTCGATTGCTACCAGAACTTCAAATTATGCATATGAGATCATTAATAATAGATTGAGATTGTATCCAACACCTAGCAATTGGGACTTGGCAGAGCTAGAAAGAATTTGGTTTAGGTTTTATGTTGACGATAATGCTTGGGATGAGGATCCGGGCTATCAGTCTGGTGTAAATGGCATAAATAACATGAACACGATTCCATTTGAGAATATACCGTATCAGAACATCAACTCTATCGGCAAGCAATGGATCAGAAAATATGCTTTGGCTGTCTCTAAAGAAATGTTAGGGCAAATTAGAGGCAAATTTACGACAATGCCCATTCCAGGTGAGAGCGTAACTTTAAATCATGCGGAATTATTGTCTCAAGCAAAAGAAGAACAGCAGCAATTAAAAGATAAATTAATGGAAATGCTCAAGGAAATGGAATATGGAGCCTTAGTTAAGCAAGATAGTGAAAAAGCAGCTGCTGCCGCCGAAACGCTTAAATATGCTCCATTGCCAATATTTGTAGGGTGACAATAGATGGCCAATAATAAATGGAAACAGCCAGGAACTCCTCCTCCCCCGCTTTTTTTGGGAGAGAAGGAGAGAAACCTTGTAAAACAAGTAAATGACGAATTAATTGAAAAAGTTATTGGTCAACAAATTCTATATTATTCTATTGATCTAAATACTACAAATTTTCATGAACTATATGGAGAAGCGATTGAAAAAACTTATTTGCCCCCTGTTAGGGTTTATGCGCTTGTTGAGTTTACAAATTATGCTACGGAATATCTGGAAAGCGCAGGAATTGATAAAAGCTGGGAAATTATGGTGCACTTTCATCGAAGAAGATTAACCGAGGATCAAAACTTGTATGTCCGCGAAGGCGATTTTGTTTTATACGGTGATTTTTATTACGAGATAGTAAAGCTTTCAGAGCCAAAAAAGCTATTCGGCCAAATAGATCACAGTTTTGAAATTGCAGCAACTTGCAAGAGAGCAAGAAAGGGGCTATTCGATGCTGCCTGATAATTTTGATTTTGCGATGCTGCCGGTCGGCGCCTCTGAGTTTACATTAAAAGAAATTGGATTATTATCCTCAACAATAGAAACAATTGACATGGCCTTGGTTTCTTGGATTAAAGAAGAGCTAAACATCTCGGTAACCACAAACGAGGGCTTCACAGAAGTTCCGGTTTTATGGCAAACGCCAGAGAGAGCTTTTCAAATAAAAAACAAGAAAGATCTGAGAGATGATGCCGGCGCCCTTAAATTGCCACTAATGGGCGTTGAAAGAACAGGGATTGTCAAAGATCCAACAAAGAAGGGCGCCTTCCAAGCACATTATTATTCAAAAAAGAAAAACGGAAGGTCCGGTCGCTGGGTAATAGCGAAAAAAATAGCTCAAGAGAAGACGAGAAATTTCGCTTCAGTCGACGCAACGCGCGGAACTACTTATTCAGGGGCAACACGCCAGAAGAATAGTCCGAGAATCAATAAAAAGATTGTTATAAAATCTCTTTCCATTCCTATTCCTGTATATGTTAATCTTTCGTACAAAATAACTTTAAAATCAGAATATCAGCAACAAATGAATAATATGTTGGCGCCATTCATAGCCAGAACTGGCCAAATTAATGCATTCGTTATGAGGCGTAATGGTCACTTATACGAGGGCTTTATTGATCAAAATTTTGCCCACAATAATAACATTGCAAATCTCGCCGAAGAAGTGAGGATGTTTAACAGTGAGATAACCATCACAGTCCTTGGATATCTTATCGGTGAAGGTGAGAGCGATGATAGACCAATTGTTAGGGTCGATGAGAATATAGTAGAAGTGACATTCCCTCAAGAAGAGGTTACGCCCATTGGTATTCCAAATATTTTTGGTGATGTCCTGAAGTAAAAACAATATTCTTTTATTAGTTCCTGAACAGCCGTTTGAATTTGAAAATACTATTTAATTAATGATTGCTCTATCGTTTGCGAGATTTTTTATAAGAGGAAAGCAACATGTCAGTAAAAAGTTTTAAGTTTGTATCTCCTGGGGTGTTTATCAATGAAATTGATAACTCATTTTTACCCAGATCTTCACCGGTTATCGGCCCTGTCGTTATCGGCCGATCCCCGCGCGGTATCGCGATGGAACCAGTTAAAGTTGAATCGTATTCTGAATTCGTAACGATGTTCGGCGAGACGGTACCCGGTTTCGCTGGAGGAGATGTTTATCGCGACGGAAACTACCAGTCTCCAATGTATGGGGCGTATGCTGCGAAAGCTTTCTTGCGTTCGAATGTCGCCCCCCTTACATATATTAGATTATTAGGTCAGGAAGACGCTAATAATGATAGTTCAGTCGATGGACAGGCTGGCTGGAAGCTTACTAAAACAGTTTCTCAAAAAATAGACAGCAATGGTGGTGCCTACGGCTTATGGCTGTTCTCCACCGGCGCAAATGACGCCAGCTCTCCCCGCACAATTATCGGCACCGGTAGCTTGGCTGCTGTGTTTTATGTTGATGAAGGCTCGATTGCTTTAAGCGGCAATGTTTATGGTGGTCACGTTCTGATGACCGGCCCTGGTATCTCTGCCAAAAGTGGCATAACAGCATCTGCGACCGCCAGCAATAATGTTATAATTGGTACCGATACAACAGACAATTTGTATACATTAGTAGTTAGTGGCGCCCAGTCTGGCGAAGAAACAATTACATTCGGATTTGATGATACAAGTGATAACTTTATTCGCAACAAGGTTAATACAAACCCGCAATTGATTAGCGGTACTACTTTTTATGCTGCAGCCGGCAGCAATAAGGCCACAAAGAATTATTGGCTTGGCGAAACATATGAACAAGAACTGAGAGACAACGGACTAACGACCGCTTCACTTGGCGTTATAATGTCGATATCTAAAGGCGCCTCAACGGGACCTGGATATCTAAAGGGACAAGCTTCATATGAGGCAAGAACTGGCTGGTTCATCGGGCAAGATCTTGGCACCGCTGCTAGTTATGTGCCGTTTAAACAGCAAAAGCTTTTCCGCTTAATCGGCCGCGGCCATGGCGAATGGCTGCACAAAAACGTTAAAATTTCAATTGAAAAAATTGAGCAATCTAAAACAACAGTAACTGAATATGGTAATTTCTCGGTTGTTCTTCGCGATATTCGCGATAACGACGGAGCTATAGTTGTTTTAGAGAGATTTGATAATCTTAGCCTTGATCCTACTTCGCCAAATTATATTGCTCGTAAAATTGGAGACAAATACACATCTTGGGATGCCGTAGAAGGCAGGCTCAAGCAGTATGGTGATTATAACAATCTATCAAAATTTGTTTATGTTGATATGAACTCTGATGTGGACGCCGGCGCAGTAGATGCAACCTATCTACCGTTTGGTTATTTTGGGCCCCCAAGATTCAGATCAGTCTTCGACCTTAACACTACCGGCGCCTGCGCGAAAAGCGCTGGGTTTAAGTATGGAGATGGCTCTGTATTATCGACCGACTTCTTCATCACAGGCGGCTCTGGAATTGTGAACCCAACATTCGGTATATCACAAAGTAGTGCTGGCCCCTTTTTCAAGTCTAATGTTGATATATATCTCAGCGGCGGTGTTGGCGCTGGATATTGCACAGGCTCGCTTATTTTCCCGGTGGTCAGGCTTCGCAATTCTGCATCCGATGGCGGCTTAAGTGACGCGTCCAGGGCATACTTTGGAATGCAGACAACTAGAACAGCACAAAGCACAATTGCAGACAGAAGTATCGGTGATTTCCACAGATTATTATATGCTGGATATACCGGAGGCGGCGGACAAAAGGCCGAAGATCCTCACGGCACTGCGGGCATCGAAGACTATGCGTATGTATTTTCTCTAGATGATATTGTGTTGAAAGACAGCACATCGACAGGATATTACTATTCTTCTGGCTCTAGAGCCGGCTCCCGTTCCTATACATCTTCTTCGTATACAGACTTGTTGGACGCGCGCGTTAATTCGTTTACAGCTCCACTGTGGGGCGGATTTGACGGACTAGATATTAAGAAGCCAGATCCTTTCTATAACGCAGGCATGACTACATCGGCCACCACTTTAAATAGCTACGCTTATTACACAATTAAGCGCGCAATTGATACCGTTGTAGATCCTGAGTACGTTGATATGAATTTGCTAGCAATGCCCGGGCTCACTAACAATGCGCTGACCGAGCACATGATTAACACATGTGAAGAGCGCGGCGATGCCATGGCCCTTATTGATCTGCCAAATGTTTATCATCCTCCGCATGAGAAGTATTTCGCAAGCAAGACCAGTAGAATTGGAATAACTCCGATTCTCGCGGCCGCAGCATTGAGAGATAGAAAGATTGATTCAAGCTATGGAGCAACATTCTACCCATGGGTTCAGACAAAAGATGCCCAAACGGGTCAGATGTTGTGGATTCCTCCAACAATTGCGATGATGGGTGTTTTGGCAAGCTCAGAGAAAAAATCACATCTTTGGTTTGCACCAGCAGGATTTAATCGTGGTGGCCTTTCAGACGGCGCCGCCGGAATTCCAATTACTGGAGTTACAGAGCGCCTTACTTCGAAGGATCGCGATACACTATATGAATCCAACATTAATCCAATTGCCTCTTTCCCATCTAGCGGAATTGTGGTTTTTGGACAGAAAACGCTGCAGCAGCGTCAGTCTGCGCTTGACAGAATTAATGTAAGAAGGTTGGTTATTTACTTGAAGAAGAAAATCTCCGTTCTTTCTACTGAGGTACTTTTTGAGCAAAACGTTCAGTCAACATGGAATCGATTTAAGTCACTTGTTGAGCCATTCTTGGCCAATACAAAGGTGCAGTTTGGTATCTCTGATTATCGATTGATTCTTGATGAGACCACAACAACAGCAGATCTTATTGATCAAAACATTATGTATGCTAAGATTATGGTTAAACCAACAAGAGCAATTGAGTATATTGCAATTGACTTTGTAATTGCTAGCACGGGAGCGTCTTTTGACGATTAATATTAAGAGGGGAATTTTCCCCAGCCTTACTAATTAAAATAGAAATTAGATATTTTATAGGAGTTACATTAAAATGGCATTTTGGGCAGAAAACTTTGGATCAGAAACTGGACTTAAAGATCCTAAAAGACAATTTAGATTTATGGTAGAATTTCAAGGAATTCAAGCGACACAAGGAGGCGCCGCGCTATGGTATGCAAAAACTGTCACAAAGCCCTCTTTCTCGATTGCTGCAGCTGAGCATAAGTATTTGAATCATACTTTTTATTATCCCGGCTCTGTGACTTGGCAGGACATTACTGTTACTCTTGTAGATCCTGTTGAACCAGATGTTGGCGCAACATTAGCAGATATTATAACAAAGTCAGGCTATTCTCCTCCAACGGACGCCAACTCATTAACCACAATGTCAAAATCAAAAGCCGCTAGCGGATTAGGATCGGTAATAATTACTCAATTTGATGCAGATGGCGATCCTCTTGAAACTTGGACGCTTTGGAACTCATTCATCACGGAACTTAAGTATGGCGATTTGCAATACGGTGAAGATAGCTTAACAGAGCTAAGTGTAACGCTAAAATATGACTGGGCGCGCCTGGAGTCTAAATCTGAAGGCGGATCCGCAGCTAAAGGCGAAGGCGGTCACGAATTCTTTGGGGTTTAAAATTATTAAGACAAAAGTAAAACGCGAGGTGTATATTGTCTAGAAACAGAGAACGTACTGGAGCCACTACTCCAGATACTAGCACTCCTGCGGTATTAACGCAGAACGATAGTGGGGACTTTTCCTTTGTAGTTCCCACCGATTTCGTAGATTTGCCAACAGGAGGCAAGTATTATCCTGAAAATCATCCACTTCATGGGCAAGATTGTATTGAAATTCGACACATGACTGCAAAAGAAGAGGACATTTTAACATCGAGAACTCTCCTTAAAAAAGGCATTGCAATCGACAGATTGCTTTCAAATATTATAATTGATAAGAGAATATCCGCCGACAGCCTTTTTGTTGGTGATAAAAACGCAATTATCATAGCCGCAAGAATTTCAGGCTATGGTGCCACATATGATACAAGCATCAATTGTCCGAATTGCGGCGAAAAACAAGATTACAGTTTTGATTTAAACGACTCCAATATTTATCTTGGAGAAAACAAAGAAACATACAATGTGGTTGATAATAACGATGGCACTTTCACCACAGTATTGCCAAAAACTAAAATAACAGCAACATTTAAGCTGTTGACTGGATTCGATGAAAAGAAAATTGTTAAAGGACTTGAGCAAGATCGCAAAAGCAAAAGCCACGAACACAACATAACAAGACAATTAAAAAACTTTTTGGTTAAAGTGAACGATCATACTTCCACACAAGCAATTGATTATGTTATTGATAATGTTCCATCCATTGATTCTCGCCATTTAAGATTGGCATATCGCAATGCGTGTCCGAATCTTGATCTTACGCAGCACTTCGCTTGCACTTTCTGCGAACATGAGCAAGATTTGGAGGTACCGCTGACTGCGGACTTTTTTTGGCCTGACCGATGAATATATGGAAAACATATATGAACAATTCTTCTTTTTGAAATATGCAGGCAGCTGGTCATTTAGTGAAGCGTATAATTTGCCCGTGGGACTACGCAAATGGTTTCTAAATAGATTGCTTAAACAACTTGAGATGGAAAAAGAGGCCGCCGAAGAGGCACAACGCGGCGGCGCTAAAAGCCAGACACTTAGTGCGCACAATCAGCCTCCGACTCCTCCTCAATATAGAAATCGAAAGACAGGACAGTAATGTCTTGTCTTTTTTTTATCTAACTATTTATTTTAGATGTAAAGCGAGGTTTTTCTTATGGCTATAGATCCGGCCGATTTGGCTGACTTAAAAACAGCAATTGTTGATGCCCTAAAAAGCGGCACAGCTACGTCAAAAGCAGCAAAAACTGCCACTGATCTTGACAAACAAATTGAAAGACTAGAAGAACAGATTGCAAAAGAAAAACTGCTTATAGATGTTCAAGACTCGTCAGCAAAAACTGCCGAAGATAAAGCTAAAGTTGATCAGCGAAGATTAGGGCTTGCAAAAAAGCAACTAGATCTTGATCGCGCCATAGGTGAGACTCTGGGCGGCAGCTACAAGATGTCGCAAGCCGCATATGACGCTGATTTGAAAGATATTCTTGTTCAGGAACAAAAGCTCAATATACAAAAAAAGCAAACAGCCGAAGGTAAAAAGGCGTTTGATCAAACAATCGCAACTTTAAAAGCTGGCCTTACTCTCGGAGAATCTCTTGGAGCTAAATTATCTGTTGTCGGGAAACATTCATTTTTTAATGTTAGAAATATGGCATCTCTAGCAAAAGCTTTCAATCCTTTGCGAAAAAATGCAAGTGCCTTTATCCTATCTTTAGGCGCCGGCGTGGTCATGTCTTTTGCAGACGCAATGCTTAATCTGATTTTTGTTGTCGATAAGGCCGAAAGTGATTTTAGAAGAGCAACTGGTGCTTCCGCCGAATTTGCATCGCGCATGACAGATAGCTTTATGAGAACAAGAGATGTTACATATTCAATAGATAAAAACAGACAAGCATATCAGGCTCTTTATGGAACATATACTGAATTTACAATGATAAACGGCGAAGTTGCCGATTCTATGGCCGATACGGTGGCTGTTATGGGCCAGATGGGCGTTGCGTTTGAAGATAGCGCAAAGAGCTTCCAAGTATTTGACAAAATGATGGGCCAAACACCAGAAACAGCTGAAAAATCTTTAATGAATCTTGAAAAATTTGCTGAAGAGTTGGGGGTTGAGCCCGCCAAGCTAATTAAACAATTTGGAACATTGGGTCCGCAATTATCTAAATTGGGCGAAAATGGCGAAAAAGCCTTTAAAGATCTTGCAAGGGCTTCCAAGATTACTGGTTTGGAAATGGGCAAGATCCTTAAAATAACTGACAAGTTTGATACTTTTGAGGGCGCCGCAAAACAAGCAGGCCTCTTAAATGCGGCAATCGGAACAAACGCTGTTAATGCAATGGATCTTTTAATGACAGTAGATCCGACTGAAAGATTTGAAATGATGCGTGACGCAATCGCTCAAACTGGCCTAAGTTTTGATGAGATGTCATACTTCCAGAAAAAGTTTTATGCTGATTCTATGGGCCTTGAGAGTGTCGGAGACTTAGCTTTATTGATGAGCGGAAACTTTGATGCGATGTCAGATGATATGAATATGACAGAGCAAGATTACGAAGAAATGGCAGAACGCGCCAAAACGATGGCCACCTTCCAAGAAAGATTAAATGGAATTATGATGCAATTAATTCCAATTCTTGAGCCGCTTATAGAACATATTGAGAACTTTTTATCAAAATTTGAAACCAATGAAGAACTAATGGAGAAATATGAACCGCTTTTTACAGGAATTGGCGAAGCACTTAAATTTATGGGCTACATTTTAGCCGAATGGGTTATACCTTATTTTGAGATCTTCCTAACTCTTTACTTGCTTAGAATGATCGGCGCTCTCCCTCTCGTCACTGGATTTTTGGCAAAACTTACAGCCGGATTATTCTCTGTAGGCGCCGGCGGCCGCGGCGGAGGTGCTGGGTTAGGATTCTTCAGTGCCATGGCACAAATGACAGCCAGATCACTCCTTGCGCTCGGAATTGCGTTTGTGGGTATAGGCCTTGGAATTGGCCTTGCATCCGAGGGCGTAGCCAAGTTGGTTGATTCTTTTAGTGCTTTAGGCGACGGCTGGAAACAAAAACAAGCTGGAATGGTTGTAGTCATTGGACTTCTCGGAGCTGGATTCTATTTTATGGCGAAAGGGCTGATGGCGATGGGCATTGCGGCCTCTGTCAATGCCTGGGGCCTTGCGGCCGTTGGAGTTGCGGCGCTTGGTGTTGGAGTCGGCTTTGGCTTTGCTGCCGAGGGAATG